ATCAGCTACTTTATCATTATATCCATAATCAGCAGAACTTCCCATTATAGTTTAGCCTCCTCATTTAGTACTCTTATCTCAGCACTCACCTGTTTTATCACGGGAGTTAGCAAATCATTACCAGTAGTCCCCACAAATCCATACTGCAACTCATGGAAACGCTTATTTATCTCACAGGTGATATATCTATCACCAGCAACAGCAGTAGCTGGACCAGTTATCCATTGTCCGTTATCTATTCTATACATAGGGGTTATAGTCGTGTTTTCTGGCAACGGGTCAAAGTAAATACCAACCCTCAAAGCCATTTTCTGAAAGGCAGGGCTACCAGCATCATATTGTAAGCTCTCCCACTTATAGCTAGTAGAAGTCCCACTATCATTATCTACCACAGCCAAAGCCACTCTAGTAGTAACCACAGGGTCAGGGTTGGGGACTTCCTCAGTCGGCTCAGGATAAGTAGTAGTCTTTACTTCATAGGAGTAGAAGAGGGTATCATTAAAATTATACACACAGCCTATCCTAAATTGCTGAGTATCAGAGTTATACTGGTCTAGGGTCTGGGAGGTAGTTGCACCTGGTATTTTGTAGTTATAAGTAAAGCAGTTCGGATAGTTCTTGTCTATAGAGCCAAAAGCATATACTCCGTGTCGGATAGAGTAAGCACTGGTCTTAGAAGGGAAGGCTACCATTAGTATCTCTCTTCTAATAGTCATCATATTAGGATAGACTTCAGTAACAGATATTCTACCAGAGTATTCAGTATCAGTACCCTGTAAAGTTCTAACCTTTATTAGCTCTTTTCCACCAGTATAAGCATACAAAGCCCCAGCAATTATAATATAAATTATATTCCCAAAGTTATAGATACACTTAGGAGAACCCATATTACAATCTATATAGAAGTTCGGACCCTCAGACTGTCTATCCCAGAAGTAAATCCTACCAGCTTGAAATCCCCTACTAGACCCAGCAGAGTATTTTTCAGCCCCAATCATCAGGTATTCATCAGAAGAGCCAAAGCTACAGACCTCAAAGCCATCATCAAGTCTTAACGCATCTTGGATAAATAAAGTATCATCTAAATAATTTAGAGGGGTACTCTCTTTAGTAGATACATACCTACCATTTCCAATATACAGCTTATCATACATCACCATAGGGTGTTTTTTGTTAAAGGTTTCATGGAGTACCAGACCAGTAGAAGTTATATCAGCAGTCAGCCAGAGGCTACCAGCAACAGAGGACTTTACAGTGTATCCAGAGCTACTAGCTACAATATGGATATGCAGTACAGAGCCAGCCTCAATAGTATCACCAGCCCACGGAGTAGTAGTAAACTGGTTAGAGGCACTTAAGACAGCATTAGGGTTCGGTCTCACATCAAATTCGGTATATCCAGAAGTAGATACATCAGTAGCATTTTTAGCTAAACTAGAGGCAACTATATTATCATATTCATCATGGACTTCTATTCTTACGGTCCCAGAACCTTTAGCAGTAAAGTAAACACCAATCTTAGCTATAGGTATAACAGCAGGGAGGTACAACACCTTATCATCTTCAGTTTCACTCACGGAAGTCCCAATAGTTACATTTTCTTGGCCAGCACTTCTAGCTATATCAGGGTCAGACTGATAAAATATCTGGCCCTCATTTTGCTGTATCTGGATAGCATAGTCAATATATTCAGAGTGGTCCGCTAAGAACTCAAACGAGTTAGTCCCCCTAGTAGCACCAGTAGGATTAAGAACTCTACCATAAGAGAATAGTTTATGGCCTCCATCAGCCCACCATAAACCATCATCTATATCAGAGTTCTCCAAGCTAAAACCAGAAGAAGTAGCAACCGTAGAGATAGCAGTAATAGCATTATCTTCATCTATCTTATAGACCTTGCCAGCCTCATCTATGCCCCAGATATTCCCATCTTTAGATTGCGTCATAGCAGTCATCAGCCCAGTAATCACCCCACTATCAGGGAGAGTTCTAGACATAGGCAAAACGGTCATCTGACTAGGGCTTTTACGAACATCTAGGCATTCGCCATCATAATAAGAGTTCTCAATACCAATCTTCCTATCAGTAGAAAGACCACCATAAAATTCTGTGTTGCCGACCATACGGCTCCCATTATTTCCGACACTCACAGCTCCTCCTTTCTTGGATAGGCTTTTTAGTCATTTTACAAGCCCTCCGTTAATCTTCCCATCTTAAATACATCAGAGATATTAGGCACATTATAGGATTGAGGGTTAATCACCCCACCAGTAGTCTTAGAACCATAAGTCTCTCGGTATTGGTCTAGAGCATCTTCAAAGAGAGTACGATACATAGCGGAGCTATCAGTATCCTTCCTCATAGCAAAGAACTTAAATGCAGCATAATAAATTGCAGCCTCGTGGTATTCCTCAGGATAAGGAGGCACTTGGCCCATAGTAAAGCTCACACCATTTCCAGTCGGACCTAGATAGTTATTGTCTATCTGCATAGTATTAGCATCTACAACCTTCTGGACTTTATACCAGTTACCATCTTCAGCATCATTAGACTTTATCCAAAAGTTCTCAGTCATATAAGGCTTAAATCCACCTGGCAAGCCCACAACATCAGGGTTAGTGATATTCACCCCATTCTGGACTACATTAGCAGTAAAGGTAAAATCATCTATACCCATATCACGGATACGAGGCTCATAGCTAACAATCAAGCCATCAGTAATATCCTCAGAAGGGCAAGGATAAATACCAATCTCATCATTCCCACGGATAAAGTAGTGGGTAGGATAAGAAGTCCTAAATGGGAATGCGTTTAATTTATTCCACTCATATTCGCTCTGGACCTCAGTGAGAGGCACTATTACCTCACCATTAGAGTAGGTCTTACACCTCACAGAGCTTACTCGGTGCATATCAGAGGCAATTTGATAGTATTGCTTATCAGCAGTGATGTTCGCAATCTTTTCCTTCCTAGTCCAGCCCCTTCTTGCAGCATTTTCAAAAAGTTTATCGGCAGAGTTCAAGTTGCTGATAATAATAGCCATCTCAGGCTCTTGGTAGTTAATTCCACAGAGTTTTGCAGCTTGCTCTTTCCTTTGAGTAAATGTTAGCATGGTATTATTCTCCTTATCTTTATTATAACACTTTATCTAATATCCTCCAACGGGTAGTGCCAAGTCTCAGGCTCTTCTCCAGTATCAGCAGACTTCCAGCTCTGGCTATCCTTAGAGCTATCCTTCCACCCTTCGGCCTCTTTCTCAGGGTCATTATAACGCCAGTCATTAGGTTCTTTATCAGTTTTATCCCAGTCTTGAGGCTCAGGCTCACCATACTTATCCCAGTTCTCAGGAAGTTTCTCAGGGGTAGTGACCCTCACCCTTACAGCACCAGTAATTTCAGTAGAGTAGGTATTCTTTATCCTCACCACACCATCAATATCAGCAGTCTGGAGCTTAAAGATATTCACTCCACCATTAACAGAAGTAGAACCTACAGCCCCTATTCTCACTAGACCCTCAATATCGGTCTCGTAGTCTTTAGACACTCTAACAGCACCAGTAATATCCACCTCATTGTCTTTAGTTACCCATACACTACCAGTAATATCATCACTAGAAGGCTTTGCAAGCAATACACCACCAGTAATCTCTGTCTCTCCTACCACAGCTACTCTAACAGCACCAGTAATAGCCTTATTTATATCCTTGGCTACTCTAACAGCCCCTTCAATATCATCAGAGCCTGCCTTAGCTATTCTCACTACACCAGTAATATCTACATCAACATTATTAGCTATCCACACTCCACCAGTAATATCTTTAGAGTTGGTATTAAGCACAGCCACAGCACCAGTAATCTCTCGCTCACTCACTTTCTGGTTAGGGTTATCTATATTCACCGTACCTTCAATCTCGCAGGCTCTCTCCCCAGCAATCATAACATTACCAGTAATATCCTTAGTATAGGAGTTCTCAATCGTAGTAGCCCCAGAGATAGTAGCAGGAGTATTCCTAGACACTCTCACCACACCAGTAATATCAGCATCACCTATCCTAGCCACTCTAACTATACCAGTAATAGTCTTATCTACATTATTGGCTACTCTAACGACACCATAGATGCTCGTAGGAACGGTCTTGGCTATCCTAGCCACACCTTCTATAGTCTGAGTTCCTAAAGCCTCTATTCTAGTCGCACCAGTAATATCAGTAGCACTATTCCTAGCTATTCTTACTACACCAGTAATAGTCTCAGGCACATTTTTAGCTATCCTAGCCATACCAGTAATAGTCTTATCCACACTCTTAGCAATTCTTACAGCACCATTTATAGTATCAGAGCTAGTTATATATATACGGACTTGTCCTACAATATCCTTAGTTACTTCTACAGAGCCAGTAGCTCCTACAATACCACCATAAGCTCCATCACCATAGCCAGTTCCCCATAACCCTTTAAGTATAGACCTCGCCTCTACGGGAGGGTGAGGTGGGAATGGGTCTTCTATAGTAACAGAGCCAGTGATAGTCTTAGTCGTCGTAGTATATTGGGCAGGGATAGTAACACTCCACGCAGGGCTACTCCAGCTACCATCACCACCTACTAGACTAGCATTAGTAGTATAGCCATAGTAAGTCCCCCCTTCTAGAGATATAGAAAAGCTACAGCTCCCCACTACAGCATCAGTTTTCTGCCCAGTAAAGGTTGCACCAGAGATATTAGCAGTCCCATAGCTACCACTTGTCCCAAAATAAAAGTAGGCAGGACTACCAGCCTTAGTTTCGCCAGACCAGTTATTAGACCTAGAATAAAGGAGGGTAGCCGTAGCAGAAGTGCCAGAATAATCTACCCTCACTCTAGTAGTAGTATAAGTTCCAGTCTGATTACTTCCAGAATAGATTGTCGGCATTGTATTGCCCTCCTAGACTATTTATCACTAATAATCTTAGCACCTAAGAATACAGCACCTAGAAAGGTCTCTACAGCCGAGAAGGTGGCTAGAATAGCCTCAATCGGCCAGCCCCAGTTCCAAGCAGAATTAAGACCAGCTAAGAGCGTAGCAGTAGCAGGTAGGACAATAGACACTACCCACCTAAGAGCCTCATAGAGCCAGCTTGGTAAAAATTGTTTATCTTCAATCATATTAAGCCTTTCTAATATCTTTAGTATTCATCGCAGCCCAGACAGCACCACGAGCAGTAAGCACGGCCCTATCACCATTTATCTCAGAGATAGTATAAGTAGGGTCATATTGGACCAAAGGAGTACCATTGTAATCCACTAAGCGAGTAGGCACTACCACATCACCTACATTAAAGCCAGCAGGAGCTGGAGCAGGGGCTGGTGCAGGGGCTTGAGCATCTACTTTTTGTAGGTTATTGGTATTGACTGCAGCATAGACCACACCACCAGAAGTGAGAACAGCACGGTCTCCGTTAATATCAGAGATGGTATAGTAATCACGAGTTTTAATCAAAGGAGTTCCATTGTAATCAACATACTTAATAGGGAGAACATTATCACCTACCTTAAAGTCTCCAGTTGGGGTAGGTGTAGGAGCTGGACCACCACCGTTAATCTCATTAGCCTTCCTAGCAATTTCTTCAACTCTAGCTCTCAAGTAATCACCTGGGCAGGTAGTTGCAGCAAACATAGAGTGCCAAGTTAGATTTTGCCCAGCGACCAAAGTTCCTAAGTTATTACGCTTAGCAATATCAGCCACGAGCTTAATTAAGCTATTATATGCAGCATCTCCTACTGGCCATTCTCCACCAGTAGCAGAGTTAGAGGTCTCAATGGTGACACTTCGGCAGTTAGATGGCCAGTTAGAGTTAGTCCAAGCAGTATCACTTTCATCTACATACTGCCCAATCTCACCACCATTACCAATACCATAGTGGGAGCTACCATTACGACCAGCACGAGCAAAAATATTTCCACATTGTTCGGCAGAGAGAACTCCAGCCATATGATGGATAGTAATATCAGTTATTTTAGTATTCCTACCTTTAGTATAGTTAGATGGGTGGGCAGGAACTCTTACGGTTACGAGAGAGCTATTACTCATTTTCTTCTCCTTTCCCCATATCACTTAAATCACCTAGCACCTCTTCATCTTGGGCTAGAGTAGGTTCTTCAGGTTTATTATTCATAGAACTCCTTTCTTAAAGTTTATACTTATATTATATCGCAAATAACACTTTAAGTCCAATTGCTCCATCAGTAGCTATTAGCTCAAATTAGGTATAAAGAGAACTTCAATACCATTATAATCATTACTCCCACCACCTATAGTATAGGAGCTACCAGAGCCACCAACTATAGTCAAGCTCTCACCTACAGCCATCGGGACTGGCACCATAGGTAGAGTTAGGGTAATCCCAGCAGTCTCATTAGTAGAAGTCCAAGCCTTCCTACCATATAGGGTATAGGCATTCCCAGCAGTATTATACTTAGCGATACTAACCCACACCTGTGCTGAAGTACCACCTCTAGAATAGCAAGCTCCAGATACTAGAGCCAAGCCAGCCTCTTTAGCTCTTACTCTATTAGCATTTATCTCCAATACGTCTGCTCCACCAGAGTATTCTTCAGCCAGAGCCAAAGCACTAGAAGCCGCAGTTCCAGATGCAGCAGTACTATTCCCAGCTACAAACCAGCCATAGCGTGACGGACCTACAATCGGTAGTATGTTATTCCCATCTTTGTCTTTGAGCATTTTTCTGTATGTAGCCATATTATTCTCCTTTTACCACCACCCAAAACATATTATTTGAGTTGGGTTGCCATAATTTGCATTACCACTGATTTGGTATATATTCGCTTTCCCATTTTGGAACCAATAAGCACCAAAAGTAGTATCTGCTGAGTTGGAATAATAAGTCCTAGCATGCACTATTGAGTTATACATAGTGGCATTAGCTACCCAATCACTAGGCAAATCAATAGACAGAGTCTGGCCACCACCAGCCGCACCACCAGAATACCCCATAAATATATGGAATTTCCCTAAATCAACTCTATGAGATGAAGGCGTTGCACCAGAACCAGCTTGGACCATATCGTCCCAGTCTATCATATCGCTATCAACCCACGGAGTAGGGGTCTCAGCAGTTTCTTCATCTCCTAACAGCACGGCCTCTTCAGCATAATTAGCATTAGTTACAATAGCTCCCTCAGCAAAAGCCTGGGTGTTACTTCCCTTCTCCCCTCTCACGACGGTCAAAACAGTATTACCATCTTGGTCATTCCCTACAGCAGTTACTTTAACAATCTCACTATCAAGGCTATTAGCTACTCCAGCAGTAGGGTCAGAAGGCATTATAGTAGCGTAAAATGGAGGGGTCGGCCATACTCCCTGAATAGTAGAAGAAGAACCATTACCAACATAAACCAGTAAAGTAGTAGCAGAGGCAGATACACTCTCAACTAAAGTTCCAGAGGCAAGGTTTTTAATGGCCATATCCCCTCCTAATTCTCGTTATATTGGACTGTTAGGGTCACGGTTCCACTATCACCAGCATTCGCAGAGGAAGTAGTCTGGACTTGGGTCACGATATATTGGGTATAACATTGGGAAGTCTGAGATGCAGCAGGAGAGGCATCATTCGGGCCAGTAGTGCCAAGTAAAACACTAGCTCCAGAGCCAATAGCAGTAGTAGAAGTAATATCAGTAGAGCTACCTAAGGCAGTAGTAGAAGGTGTAGTATAAGTAGAGGTAATCTTACCCTTCAAGCTAATTCCAGTCCCCAAAGTTCCAGCAGTGTGAGCAAACTTTACAGCAGAGACCTGGTTAAAAGTTCCAGAGAACTTAAGATAGATATATTTGTCATAAGAGTTAGCACCAGCAAGCACAGGAGCAGATGCTCTAGAAGTCGTGCTATCATCTACACTCTTCCAATCACAGGAAGAGATGGTGCTTTCGGTTCCATGAGCAGGGCTACCAGTTGCAGTGCCATTTTGCTCATACCAAGTAGTGGTTGCAGCCATAGTTAATTTTCTCCTTTATTATAATAAAGCTTTATACCATAATTATATCACGGTTATTGTTTTTTGGCGATTATTGCCATTCTTATCCAGCCCCTGGTAGCCTATAACATAGCTCAGAACTCGTGGCTCTCCGACCACACCATCTATAATCGTAGCCTCCATATTTCTATAGTAAATTATCCTTACATTACTCAGAGGTCGTTTCTCACGGTGTAGTAGAGTATGAGTTTCACTCCCCCATCTGCCTTCTTCATCACTATATATAATAGGACACCACGGCCTACTTAAATCTACGGTGTATTTTTTATCTTTTCCCACCAGCTCAAAGCTTAAAAGCTCCCCAGAGTGGTTATTAAAGTAGTTTTGGAAGTCTCTAAAAGAGCTTGGGTTCCACTCAGCATCAGGGTTATATCTAGAGTATTTATCCTCATAATGCTGGGTGATAGTCCTCTTAACAAAATTAGCTCTCCATAGATACTTAAACTTACTCTTCTCTAGGTTTCTCACTCTCGTTCTCCTTTATAGTAGCCAGATACTTTCCATAAGTATTCTCGGCATAGTTTAGTTTACTTTTCATATTATTCAGCCTCTCCTCCAGCCCCTCTATATCTCTTAGGAGTTGTCTCTTCTTCTCTGCCAGCTCCTCAAACTCATCAGAAAGAGAGAGCAAGGCATTATTACCCTGCTCTACAGCATCATCTATCTGGTTCTGAGTAGCCTTCAAAAGCCTCTGGAGTTCGGCCAGCTCGTTCTTTTTTGGTTCAAGCAAACTATTTAGCTTTTGGCTTTTCATCTACAAGCCCCAAATCCTTTTCTACTTCTTTTTTCACATCAACTTTTTCTTCAGGTTCATTAGGGTCATACAC